AAATAGTATATTCAATTTAGTAAAAATATACGAACAAATAGATTATAACGAAGATTTAAAAAGCTCAGCAGTAGTTACTACAGGTAGTTTTAACTGGGAGCATGGTGTTAAAGATAGCAAAGTTATGTTTTCACCAAATCCAAACGGTAGATTTAAAGTTTCTTGGGTTCCTAAGATTGCTTTACAAAATAAACAAGTGATTAAAAATGGGGTAAGACACCCTGGCAATGATCACATTGGGGCGTTTGGTTGTGATAGCTATGATATATCAGGAACAACAGATGGGAGAGGATCGAAGGGTGCTTTGCACGGTTTAACTACTTTTAGTATGGAGGATGCACCTCCTAACACTTTCTTTTTAGAATATGTAGCTAGGCCACAAACCGCTGAAATGTTTTTTGAAGATGTTTTAATGGCATTGGTATTTTATGGAATGCCTATATTATGTGAAAACAATAAACCTAGATTATTGTATTATTTAAAGAGACGAGGGTATAGAGGATACTCTATGAATAGACCTGATAAACTTTATAATAAGTTATCTGTAACAGAAAGAGAAATAGGTGGAATACCAAACTCGTCAGAAGATATAAAGCAAGCTCACGCAGCTGCTATAGAAACTTATATTCAAAATCACGTAGGTGTAACTAGTGATGGAGAATATGGGTCAATGTACTTTAATAATACCCTGAATGATTGGGCGAAATTTGATATAAATAAAAGAACAAAATTTGATGCCGCTATTAGTTCAGGTTTAGCTATAATGGCGTGCAATAGACATCTATATAGACCAAACCCACGAGTTGAAAAACAAAAGTTAAATTTAAGCATTGCAAGGTACAAAAACAACGGTGCAATTTCGAAAATAATAAAATAAGTATGGCTGAGTCAGTTATAAATAGTTTTTTCCCAAGCCAAGTTGCTAGCGACGCAGAGAAAGTGTCACCTGAGTATGGATTGAGAGTTGGTAGAGCTATTCAAGATGAATGGTTTAAATCCGATTCTGGTAGTAATAGATATAAGAGTAATCAAAATACTTTTCATAAGCTGAGGTTATATGCTAGAGGTGAGCAACCAATACAAAAGTACAAAGATGAGCTATCAATTAACGGTGACTTGTCTTACTTAAATATAGACTGGAAGCCTGTTCCTATAATACCTAAGTTTGTAGACATCGTTGTTAACGGAATATCTGAAAGAGCTTTTGATATAAAAGCACACACGCAAGATCCTTATGGTGTTTCAAAAAGAACTAAATATTTAGAAAGTATAATAAGAGATATACAAACTAAAGAGATTAATGACTTTGCGCAAGAAAACTTCGGTGTAAATTTATATGAAAACCCACCTGAAATGCTACCAGACTCTAAAGAAGAGTTGGATGTTCACATGCAGTTAACTTATAAGCAAGCTGTAGAGATCGCTGAAGAGCAAGCAATAAACGTTTTACTGGAGGGTAATCATTACGATTTAACAAAGAAAAGAGTTACCTACGATTTAGCAACCATAGGTATTGGTGCTGTGAAAAACAGATTCTCTAAATCCGAAGGAGTTGTAATAGATTATGTAGATCCTGCTAATTTAGTTTGGTCACACACAGATTCACCTTACTTTGACGATATATATTATTGTGGGGAAGTTAAAGACGTTGCTATTAATGACTTAAAAAAGCAATTTCCAGAATTAACAGGTGAAGATTTAAAAAGCATATCAAGACAAGGATACCAGAACAACGGTTTCTATGACAGATCGCTTTCTAATTATAACGAATCAGATTCAAATACAGTTCAAGTTTTGTATTTCAACTACAAGACATACATGAACGAGGTTTATAAAATAAAAGAAACAGCTACAGGAGCATCTAAAGTTTTATTAAGAGATGATACTTTTGATCCACCAGTAGAAGTGCTTGAGCAGCAGTTTGGTAAATTATCAAGGTCTATTGAAGTATTATATGAAGGTGTTTTAATATTGGGTACAGACTATTTACTTAAATGGGAGTTAGCCAAGAATATGATGCGACCTAAAAGCGACAGCGCTAAAGTATATTTGAATTACAGTATAAACGCACCTAGAATGTACAAAGGGCGTATAGAATCTTTAGTTAGTAGAATAACTGGGTTTGCTGATATGATACAGCTAACACATTTAAAATTACAGCAAGTGTTATCTAGAATGGTTCCTGATGGCGTTTATTTAGATGCTGATGGCTTGGCTGAGATTGATTTAGGTAATGGAACAAATTACAATCCCCAAGAGGCTTTAAATATGTTCTTTCAAACAGGTTCTGTTATCGGTAGATCTTTCACACAAGAAGGAGATATGAATCCGGGCAAAGTACCTATTCAAGAAATAACAAGCGGAAGTGGTGGTAATAAATTAGGAGCTTTAATTAACACCTATAATTATTACTTACAAATGATACGTGATGTCACTGGGTTAAACGAAGCAAGAGATGGTAGTATGCCTGATTCTAAATCTTTAGTGGGCATACAAAAAATCGCAGCGGCAAATAGTAATACAGCTACAAGACACATATTAGAAGGAGGACTTTATATAACTGCACATCTAGCGGAGTGTCTGTCGCTTAGAATATCAGATATTATAGAATATTCACCAGCCAGGGATGCTTTTATACAAAAGATAGGATCTCATAATGTTGCTACGCTAGCTGAAATGGGTAATTTACATTTGTATGATTTTGGTATATTCTTAACACTTATGCCAGACGAAGAGCAAAAGCAAATATTAGAGAACAACATACAGACAGCTTTATCAGCAGGTTTAATAGACTTGGATGATGCTATAGATATAAGAGACGTTCAGAACCTAAAGTTAGCTAATCAATTGCTAAAGGTTAAACGACGTAAGAAACAAGAGCGTGATCAATTGATTCAGCAGCAAAACATTCAAGCACAGGCGCAAGCAAACGCTCAAGCTCAACAAGTAGCTGCTCAAGCTGAGATTCAAAAGAATCAAGCATTAATAGCGCAAAAAGCAGAACTAGTCCAATTAGAAGGCCAACTGGATCTACAAAAACTTCAAGCAGAAGTGGAAGCTAAAAAAGAATTAATGGCTCAAGAGTTTCAGTACAACATGCAACTAAAAGGCATGGAAACACAAAATAATAAAAGTAGAGAGTCTCAAAGAGAAGATAGAAAAGACGATAGATCTAAAATGGAGGCATCTCAACAAAGTGAATTAATAGAACAAAGAAAAAACAATACACCACCAAAAAACTTTGAATCCGGCGGAAACGACATAATTGGCGGTGGATTTGACTTAGGTACCTTTGATCCTAAGTAATAATAGTAATGTATAATTATATAATATTTTATCATGTCAGAAAACCTAGAAGAAGTTCTTGACACCCAAGAGGAAGCGCAAGAACAAACTACCAATGAACAAGAGGTAGTAGAAGAAAAACCCACAGGCCCTATTTCGCAAGACGAAGAGGGAGTTATAAAAGTCAATTTAAGTGACTTAAACAAACCAGAAGAACCTGAAGCTGTAGAAGAAGTTGTAGAGCAAGAAGAAACTGAAAATTTAGATACCACAGAAAGCGAGAGTATATTAGAGGAGGTAACTGAAGAACAGGTTGAAGCTGTAGCTGAAGAACTTGAAGAACAGGTTGAGCAAGCTATAGTTGAGCAATCAGCAGGTATAGATCTACCAGATAATATACAGAAGGTTGTTGAATTCATGAACGAAACAGGGGGTAGCTTACAGGACTACGTCAAGCTAAACACCGACTACGCATCATTAAACGATTCGCAACTAATACGCGAGTATTACGAAACTACCAAACCTCATTTAGATAAAGAAGATATTGAGGTATTGATGGAAGACTTCTCGTATGACGAAGAGATAGATGAGCCTAAAGACATTAGAAAAGCAAAAATAGCTTTTAAAGAAGAGGCTGCAAAAGCAAAGAAGCACTTAGACGGATTAAAGTCTAAATACTACGAAGAAATTAAAGCTGGGTCTAGGTTAAACCCTGATCAGTTAAAAGCAGTTGATTTTTTCAACCGCTATAATAAAGAAAACGAAGAGGCTACGAAACTAGCTACTTCAAAAAAAGAAATATTTTTATCTAAGACCAATAACGTTTTTAACGAGGATTTCAAAGGTTTTGATTATTCAGTTGGAGACAAAAAGTATAGGTTCAAAATTAAAAATACAAATGACGTAAAGGATACCCAAAGCGACATTAATAATTTCGTCAAGAAGTTCTTGAATGATAAAAACGAAATGTCAGATGCTAAGGGTTACCATAAGTCATTATTTACAGCTATGAATGCTGACGCAATAGCGAATCATTTTTACGAGCAAGGTAAAGCCGACGCCGTTAAATCTAGTATGTCACGAAATAAGAATGTTGATATGGACCCAAGACGGGGACATGATAAGAACTCAGCAACAAATGGGTGGACTGTACGTTCGGTTCCTAGTGATGCGAAAAGCGCAAATAGCTTTAAGATTAAAAAAAGGAAATAATTAACCATTAAAAATTAATAAAATGGGAGACTTTACAGGAAGTGCTTCGGCGCTTCAACACTTAACACCACGACCAATTAAAGGATTGTTTGGAGACAATTACCTTTCTGTCGCGGATATGGATTTTACACAACAGTTTTTACCTGAGGTGTATGAAAAAGAAGTAGAAAGATACGGTAACCGTACGATTTCTGGATTCTTAAGAATGGTAGGAGCGGAAATGCCAATGGCATCTGACGTTATTACATGGTCTGAGCAAGGACGTTTACACATCGCTTATGATGACGTAACTGCAAATGACGCAACTACTTTAACTTTTCCAGCTGGGCATTTAATCGGGAAAGGAATGACTATCGTTGTTTCTAAAGGATTTGATACTCAAAAGGCTTATGTACAAGATGTAGTAGGAAACGTTGTTACTGTAGATACTTACGGTGCTGCTTCTGGACTTACTGTTACAGGTGCTGATGTAAAAGTATTTGTATATGGTTCTGAATATGCTAAAGGTACGTCTCAAGCAGGTAATTCTGTTGACGCTTCTTTTACAACTTTCAACAACAAACCAATTATCCTTAGAGATAAGTATAATGTGAATGGTTCTGATGTTGCTCAAATTGGTTGGGTAGAAGTAACTACTGAAGCTGGAACTTCTGGATACTTATGGTATTTAAAATCTGAGCACGAAGCTAGAATTCGTTTTGAAGATCAATTAGAAATGGCTATGGTTGAAGCTGAAAAATCAACAGACGGTGCAGGTAACGTAAGAAACATTGCTGCAGCTGCTGGATTTGGCGGTGGAGCAAACGTAACTGGATCTGAAGGTTTATTTGCTGCTTTAGAAGATAGAGGATTAGTTTATACTAATGCTGACTTTGGAGCTGCTGGTGGAGCTGGTCTTGCTGATTTCGATACTATTCTTAATGAGTTAGACAAACAAGGAGCTATTGAAGAGAACATGCTTTTCTTAGATAGAGGAACTTCTTTAGAGATTGACAATATGCTAGCGCAACAAAATTCTTACGGAGCTGGAGGTACATCTTACGGTGTATTCGATAACTCAGAAGATATGGCGTTGAACCTAGGATTCTCAGGATTCCGTAGAGGATCTTACGATTTCTATAAAACTGATTGGAAATATCTAAACGATTCTACAACACGTGGATTAGTTGCAGATGTTGAAGGTGTATTAGTACCAGCAGGAACTTCTACAGTTTACGATCAGCAATTAGGGAAGAACATTTCAAGACCATTCTTACACATCCGTTACAGAGCTTCTGAAGCTGATGATCGTAGAATGAAATCTTGGGTAACTGGATCAGTAGGAGGTAACTATACTTCTGACGCTGATGAGATGAATGTTCATTTCTTATCTGAGAGAGCTTTATGTGTACAAGCTGCTAACAACTTTGTATTATTCAAAGGAGCTGCTGCACCACAAGGGTAGATTACAAGTAATTCTTACCCTCGTTGAACTGACGGGGGTAATTATTACTCTTATTAATTTTATTATATTATATCATGGCAAAAAAAGAAAAAGCTCCAGTACAAGATGTATGGGAAGCAAAAGATAGATTATATACGCTTAAAAATAACAAGCGTCCTCTAGTATTTACCGTACCTTCAAGGCACAGTGCTAAAAAACCTTTATTATGGTTTGACGAAGAAAAGGGATACCAAAGAGAATTAAAGTACGCAACAAACCAACCTAGTCCATTTGTTGATGAGCACAAAGGAACAGCTACGTTAGGGCGTATAGTTTTTAGAGACGGTGCATTAACCGTACCAAAACAAAACCAGGTTTTACAAAAATTACTTTCTTTATATCATCCAATGAAAGAGTTGGTGTGGGAAGAGTATAAACCTCAGCAACAAGCTGCAAGTCAACTAGATTGGATTGAAGCTGAAATAACCGCACTTAACTTAGCTAAATCTCTTGAAGTAGAAGAGCTTGAAGCTATATTAAGAGTTGAATTCGGTACCAAGGTAAATGATTTATCTAGTAGTGAATTAAAAAGAGACGGTTTAATATTTGCAAAAAGAAACCCAATACTATTTGTTGAATTAGCTAATGACGATAACGTCAAGTTAAGAAACTTTGGTATTAAAGCTGTAGAAGCTAAAATAATTAAACTATCACAGAATCAAAGATCATTTACTTACGGAGATGGTGATAGAAAACTTATGGCTGTACCTTTTGACGAAAACCCATATTCAGCACTAGCTGCATGGTTTAAAACCGACGAAGGAGTAGAAGTTTATAAGGCAATTGAAAAAAGACTTAAATAGTCATTCATAGTGGTTAGGCCATCGTATGGGTGGCCTAATTACTATAAATAAAGAAATATGAGCGTAAGTATAGATACTGTTTATCAAAGAGTACTAGGTATACTCAACAAAGAACAACGAGGGTATGTTACGCCTCAGGAATTTAACTTGTTCGCTAATCAGGCACAGCTTGATTTATTCGAACAATACTTTTATGATATAAATCAATTTAGCAGAATGCCAGGTAACGACACTGCTTACTCTGACATGCTAACCGTACTACAGGAAAAAATAGCTATATTCGAAAAAAGAGCACCTTTGACTTTCCTAAATAGTTCAAATGGAACTTGGACTTACCCCTCGGATATGTACCGAAAGGGTACTGTTATTTATTCTCATAAAACAATAAGAGATTTATATCCCTCCCCGACGCAAATCGCGAACTATCCATTAAATAATCCAACTGTCTATAGACAAGAGCTAAGTGAAGACATTGAGGTTGAAAGAATAAATGCTAATGAGTTTTTATATATCAACTCGTCTCCCCTTACGAAACCAAAAAACATTAGACCAGTATATGTGGCGGATGAAAGAGGGTTTAAAGCTTATGGCGATGCAGAATTGAAAACCAATATAGATTTAATTTATATAAAAGAACCTGTCAAAGTAGAGTGGAGATACCAAATGGTATACGGTGAGGCTTTGTACGATGCTACCTATTCTGTAGATTTTGAACTACACCCATCTGAAGAGACGGAGTTGGTTATTAAAATATTAGAACTGGCTGGCTTGTTAGTTAAAGATATACAAATGTATCAAATAGCTGCAGGAGAAGAGGTTAGAAACACACAACAAGAAAAAGCTTAACAGATGGGATTACTATATCAAAATAACGAACAATACTACTTAGGACCGGATGGTATTTGGAACAGCTACGACGAAAACTACGGTGATTATCAAGCCATAACCATAAAGGATATAGTAAACAATTTTATAATATCTTATGTAGGTGAAGGTAAACTTATAAGTAAGATAAAAAGAACCGACGTTGCTTTTCATGCTCAACGTGGATTAGCCGAAATGAGCTTCGATATATTACCTAGCTCTAAATATATAGAGGTTGAAGTAGGTCCGTCATTATCAGTTCCGTTGCCACAAGATTTTGTAGGCTATATCAAAATAGCAACTGTAGATGATTCAGGGATCGAAAGAATATTATACCCAGCTAGAAAAACAGGAGATCCTTTACCTTATGTACAGGATTATAATTACGAATACATATTCGATGAGCAAAGTCGAGAAATAGTAACAGCAACCCCATCCGAAAGTTTTAAAAGATTTAGAGGAGACGGAGCGCCGCTTGAGTCAGAATACCAAGGATTAAGTAATCCAGACTTAATACAGAGCGGAGCAAAAGGCGGTAGATACGGATTAGATCCACAATATTCACAAACCAACGGGGTATTCTTTATAGACCCTATAAAAGGTTTAATGCATTTTAGCTCTAACGTATGCGGTCAAATTATAACTATTAGATATGTTTCAGATGGATTAGCTACAGATGCAGAAAGCAAGATACATAAGTTTGCGGAAGAAGCTCTGTATAAGTATATAGCTTACGCTATATTATCTACACGCCCACAAATACCAGAATATGTAGTATTAAGATACAAGAAAGAAGCGAGAGCAGCTAAAAGAAACGCTAAACTAAGACTATCTAATTTTAAACTTGAAGAATTTACTCAAATATTAAGAGGCAAGTCTAAGCAAATAAAACACTAAAATATGCCAGAATTTTTACACACGTTCCTCAAGGGTAAAATGAACAAAGACCTTGATGAGCGTCTAGTTCCAAATGGCGAGTACAGAGATGCTTTAAACCTAGAGGTGGCTACATCTGAAGGCTCAGACGTGGGTGCGTTGCAAACACTTATCGGTAACGTTCAAAAAGAAAATCGTAGTTTAAACGACATAACAACTTTACATACTACATGGCAAGCATCTGGACTAGCATATATACCGGTTGATTCTAAATGTATAGGTACTGTTAAAGATCCTACTACTGAAAAAATATACTGGTTTATTGCTGCAAGTAGTATAAACGCTATTATAGAATACGACCAAATAAGAGATGTTGTATATCCAATATTAGTTGAAAAAAAATCAGATTCTAACTTCTTAAAATTTAGTCCTGATCATTTAATAACAGGAGTAAATATATTAGAGGGATTCTTATTCTTTACTGATAACCAAACAGAACCTAAAAAAGTTGAAATTGAAAAATTTAAAGAAGGTTCAACAAGCTTCGACCAGACTACACAGATATTCGGTAGAAATATTGAAGAAGCAGATATAACTGTTATTAAAAAATCACCCTTACTGAAGCCTACTATATACAAAAAAGAATCTGTAAGAGACGGTGAGATTAGAACAACTACAAGTTTTGAATTTAATACCTTATCAACAGATCCTGAAGATGACCCGGATGAGGTTATCTCTATGGATTTTGGTACTGTTATAACATTAGACTGGGCCGATCCTGCGGATTATATAGCGGGTGACTTTCTACTATTAAGCATACAAGATCCAGATGACAACTTTAATAGAAGCTTTCAAGCTAGAGTTAAAGTAACTCAAGTTGTTTCTGAATTGCAATGTATATGTGAACTACAAAGTGTAGGAGAAGACTTACCTCCTGGCGTACAAGGTTTTGACGTTGAGTTAGAACTTGACGATCCATTATTTGAGTTCAAATTCCCTAGGTTCGCATACAGATATAAGTATGACGACAACCAATTCTCAGCATTTTCTCCATTTACGGAAGTAGCTTTTATACCTGGTCAAGAATTTGAATACACGGGAGCAGATGGTTATAATCTAGCTATGACTAATAATATTAGGGTTTTAGAGGTAAGAGATTTTATATCTTCTGATATACCTGACGATGTTATAGCGGTAGATATACTTTATAAAGAATCCAGTAGCACTAATGTATACAGGGTTGATACTATAGAAAAAAGTGCTCCTAACTTACCTGGTAAAGATTACAACCAATGGTACGATACGTCTTACCAAGGGCCCGCTAGCACAGGCTTTAGCGGTAGAATTAAAATAGAAACAGAGCTAATATCTTCGTTGCTTCCATCAAATCAATTGCTAAGACCTTATGACAACGTGCCTTTAAAAGCGCTCGCACAAGAGATAACAGGTAATAGGCTAGTATATGGTAACTACACGCAGAACTTTAACATGGTTGACTTTGCGGATAACGAGGTTATACCTAACTTTGAATTTAGTATAGTACATGATCCAAGCAAGAACGAGGATATAGACCCTGATACCGGTTTAAATAGCCAATCAGATCCTATAGCGGGTGTACCAATAGAATCTCTAAAGTCTATGCGTACATACCAGATGGGTATCGTATATTTAGATGAGTACGGTAGACAAACACCTGTATTTACAAATGACTCTGGTGGTAGATCATTAGCAAAAGAATTTGCAGATCTTTATAATACTATTGAGATCGGCATGTTATCGAACCCTCCTAAGTGGGCTACACATTACAAATTCTACGTAAAAGAAACTTCCAACGAATACTACAATATAGCTTTAGACAGATTTTATTTACCTGATGATGGTAGTGTTTGGTTGTCTTTCCCATCTGCTGATAGAAATAAAGTAGATGAAGAAACATTCTTAGAACTTAAGAAGGAACATGACAATGACGTATTTATAGCTGAGACAGCTAGGTACAAAATACTATCTATATCTAATGAAGCGCCTGATGCTGTTAAAATAAGAAGATCTCAAGTAGGTAGACAATCTACTCCGTTTACAGCCTCCGGTTATCCGCAAGTAAACAAAGGTTTCTTTGAGGTGCCAAAAGATGATTTTGAAGGTACTGACACAGGTGGCGGTGGATTAGCCGATCTAAATAAAGAAAATAATCTTTCTTGTAGAATAATAATGGGAGGTAGAATATCCGATTATTTTGAAATAGAATGGATAAAAAAACAAGGAGCTGTATACAGAATACAATTAAGGTTCCCTACTGACGATAGTATAGATTTTGTACCGGAAGGACAAACTACAGGCAATATGGATATAGCCATATACCAATCGAAAGCAGAAAACAAGCCTGAATACCAAGGTAGATTTTTCGTAAAAATATATAAAGACAACGCTTTAGAACAAAGAATAATAAAGCTAGCGGAAGATGCTCAACTAACTGTTGAATATACAGCACAGGTTGCTTATATACAAAAAGACGGTAAGACAAGTTGGTGGAGAGACAGTGATCCTCGCGTGTCTAAAAAGTGGTTTTGGGATAAAGTACATCCGTTAGATGTAAGGAGAAGAGCGTCCCCTGATGTAAAATTCCAAAATGGTAATCAATTAGAAAGACCATATACTGGTTTAGGTATACAGACGGGCTCTAGGGATCTAACTATATCTTATCATGGTTTTGGTAACCCTTGGAAACAAAGTAGAGCTTTTTACAACCGCAAAGGAATTTGGTGGAATTGGCCAACTAACACACCCTCTGATGCTCATCATATAGGGTTTGCTAAATCGCTAGATACAACTGGTAGTGTATTTAGAGTAGCTGAAGATCCTGATAAAGAATTAGATGACCATACATACACAATAACCAAGAGTTATAGATCTGCTTATTGTGTTGCAAGCAGAAGAACAGGTAGACACGGATCTGGTAAATATGGATCTAGGAGAGTCGTTAGATGGAATATTAAAATAGATAAACCTATAGCTTCAGCCGCTGGTCTACCAACACCAACTGGCAGTTCTAATCCACCACAAAAGCCAATTGAATTTCTAAGGCTATACGCTGTCGACGCAGATACTTATACTTCTACAAACCCAGCTATATTTGAGACTTACCCAAAAGAAGCTATTGATTTAGATTTATATTATTCCGCAAGTGATATATATAGTATAGAGAATCCCGGCACAACAGAAGCAGCTCACCAACCTATCAAGAAGCTTGGTTGGTTTAATTGCTATACATTCGGTAACGGTGTTGAATCAGATCGTATACGTGACGATTTTAACGCTGTCCGTATAGACAAAGGTCCTGTTGTTTCTACTGTACTAGATGAGGCATACGGTGAAGAGTTAAAAGCAACTGGTTTAATATTTTCTCAAATATTTAACTCAAGGTCTGGTATTAATAGACTTAATCAGTTTATTATGGCTGAGCCAATAACAAAAGACTTAAACCCATATTACACTAGTGTTCAAAAACTACATTCAAGAGATACCGATTTAATAGCTCTATGTGAAGATAAAATATTAAAAATATTAGCAAACAAAGATGCCTTATTCAATGCAGATGGTAATACAAATGTTGTTGGTAACACCGCTGTTCTTGGGCAGTCTATCCCGTTTATAGGGGAGTATGGTATATCTAAGAATCCTGAGAGTTTTGCTTCTTATGGGTTTAGAGCTTATTTTACAGATAAAAACAGAGGAGTTGTATTAAGGTTGTCTAGAAATGGATTAGAGGAAATATCGTCAGCAAATATGCGTGATTTCTTTGCTGATAACTTATACTCATCTTCTGTCTTATTAGGTTCATACGATGACGATAAGAACGTTTATAATCTTACTCTTAATAAACTTACTGATGAGTGGCAAAGCAAGCTTAAACTCGGCGAAAACAGATCGCAGGGTCGAGTTAATGAAAAAGCTATACAGCTTCCGCCTCACACAGGTACAACTGTTTCTTTTAAAGAAGATGTAAAAGGTTGGACATCCCGTAAAGACTTTATACCAGAAGGAGCTATATCTTTAAACAATGTTTATTATAGTATAAAAAAGGGTAGAATATGGGAGCACGGGGCTACTAATGCTACTAGAAATAATTTTTACGGTGTTCAATATGATAGTGCAGTGCGCTTCATGATAAATGAGCAACCTAATAGCGTTAAAAAATATAAGACTTTAAACTATAACGGTACAGAATCAAAAGAATACAGGTATAAAGTAGAAGGTTTCCCAGAAGTTCAAACATTTAGTTTAGCTGAACTACAAGCTAACCCATCTTATGTTCCTATTAGCGAAGTTTCTACACCTGGATGGTATTCAAGTTTAATACAAACCAATTTACAAGAAGGTAGTATTAAAGAATTCTTAGACAAAGAAGGGAAGTACTTTAATTATATAAAAGGTATTGGAACAAAATTTGAATCAAACCATGATAATAACCTAGATAGCTCAGAGTTTTCAATGCAGGGAATTGGGCGAGCTGTTGTTTCAGGAGACGTACAATCGTCATTTATTATGCATGTAGAAGTTGATCCTACTTGTTATATAAGCAGGGTAGCTCCAGTAGTTGTAAATGGTAATTTAGATATATACGAAGACTGTTCTTCATGCGGCTCGATCGACTTAGCTAATTTAACAACAAATAGTAATAGCCCAGCCGGCAATGTAACATATCAAATAGTTCAAGATAATACAAATGATGTATTAGCTATACTTAGCGGTAGTGTAATGCAATACCAATCTGTTACACCTAATTTTAATGGAAGCGCTGGCTCGTTTAACTTTACAGCAACAGACACTCTTAATGGATCCTCTTTAGTGAGCAACGTGGGCACTGTTACTGTTAATGTTATACCTGTTCCAGATGTACCTTACTTTGTAACAACTCCGCCAAATACTTCTCAGGCTGTAGGGGATCTTTATATGTACAATTTCCAAGTTGATGATGCAGATCACGCAGCTGGTGACTTAATTATAACGTCCAACAACTTACCTAGTTGGTTAACAATTGCCCATCAAATTGATGGTAACTACGTGGTTAGTGGTATAATACCAGACACAAACACTTATAATTTTGATTTAATCGTAAGCGATACAGATAATCCACCAAATACAGCAACACAAAATGTTGAAACATCTAGTGCGTTAGCTAATCTTTTAAGCAATTTAGATATAATAGGTAGATACGTTAAAACAGCGGAACCAGCAGGAGTTTGGGTAAATCCAAGTACAGGCGTTTCAACCCAAGTATGCGCGTCAACAGCTAACGGTAGTCACACTTGTAACTACGGTACATTCAATATATTAGCTAAAGGAGATTTAATGTCTGCCCCTTTAGAAATTGGTAGAGTGTCTATATCGAATTCTGGTGGTGGTGGAAATAACGGAAGCGCGTCGACGGTTGTTGATGATGATGGCAACTACACTCTTGATCTAGGGGTTCCTAGTGGTAATGAGAAATACTATACTCCACAAGGTACAGTTAGAAGTGATAAAGATAGATACGATGGTTTTCAAATAAGTGCTGCGGATGCTCAAACTTTAGCTAATGGATCTAGCAATGGACACATCACGTTCACAATGGAATGTGGAAGCACTAAGGTTTTGAGCAACGGAACAGTTGAACCACTATGTCATGCAGATGCATTATGGTTTCAGATATTTGATTTAAACGGACAACAAATACTATGTAGCGCTTTTACTGTTCAATCTTTAATAACAATTGACATATACACAGGCCAACCTGTCGAAGACTAATAAATATGAGTAATACAACGGCAATAGACAATTTTACGGTAACCTCAACAGAGCATATAATACCAGGTGGAGAACTAATAGTTGACCACACTCAAGCTACGGTTCTTACTATATCTCCTAATCAGGGATACCAAGTAAATGCAACTGACTTTTTTATCAACTCAGCAAGCCCGGAGGTAGATGTACCTAATTCTTTTTTCTCTCAATCAGGAAGTGATGTTAAGCTGAATGTACTGTTTCTTGCTAATGCAGTAATGCCTTTTTCTAATTTAGAGATAAAGATATGCATGCGAGGCGGAGCAGGAGAAATTGGAGCTGTGGTAGGTGGGGTTATTTATTTCGACACCGCTAATGCATCACCACCATTTGGCACTGCGACATTTTCAAACGAAGGACCCGCAGATACAACTGAAACCGTTATATCCGAGTTGATAGTAGCAGACGCGGATTATTACTTCCAACAAACACCAACTATATCTTTAAGATCTGGCGAGGCTGATAATTATAATTTTTATACAACCGGCTCTGTGTTTAACGCAGAGGGTAGATTAACAGCAATAAGAGTTAATGCCGATTATACTTATCCGTTTGCAAACGCGCAAGGTGATGAAATTGATATATACGGTCACGCTATAATTATACCGGTTATTAACGAGATAGTTACAGCATGGGGAATAAACACCTCTGTACCCGCTACGGTCGCGTCTAATAGAGACTTAGCTATATTTGGTGGTACTGGAGCACAATACAGTTTAAGTATAGACAATGGGGCAACGTTCAGTAATAACCAAGCCACAATACAGGGGACTATACCGGTTGGACAAGCTCTTGAAAATATAAATTTTCCATCAGTAAAGGGCGGCGTGGTACATACTTTACAGTTTAATTTGAATTACCCTGCCGGGGATTCCGACTTAGACCCTGCGCGACCTGCAGAATATTGGACAATAGTATTCGATAGATCAATTCCAGTTAATATAGAATTATCAGGAACAATAGGATCTTTTGATGGTATTCAAATATCAGACAACGGCCCAACCACTTGGCAAGGTCAGTCAACCAGCAATCAATTAAGCAGCATAATGTTTACATTAGTTGGTCCAATAGGTACAACACTGGAGTGGAACGATACTTTACAAATACCTGAAAGCGCATTCACTAAGAACGAAGATTTACCAGATGGAATATTTACAATAGCAGGTGCTAATAAAAACACAGATGGACCCAACCAGGTTGCTACATTGACTGTGCAATCAAGTACAGGAAATACCGGTGTAAACGATATGAGTTTCTCTATGTCGGCTCTTACATTGCAAAGCTACTTAACTATTAATTATGAATGCCAGCGATATGATCTAACGGCAGGGCAACAAGAAGACGGTGTTTTTGAATATTATGACTGTGGTGATTTGTCGCCAACATTAGTAACAGTAAATATTGGTACAGTTAATCAAGTGTGTGCATCGACAGTATTCCCACCAACATTAGTTAACGGTCAAGGTACTGTTGTGATAACACAAACACCTTGTGTGCCAGGGCCAGACTTACCGCCACCGGATTAAAATAAATAAATATGGATCAAATAACTTTAACTTTTCCCAACCCAATACAAGTGTCTGTGCAGATAGGAGATATTGCTTATTATACTAATGATCCTATGGGGTCAGAGGTTGTAAAAATAGGTGATGTAATTAACATAGACTATGGAGCAAGAACCATTAAATGCAATATTCCAGCATGGGCAATTAGACCCACTAATTCGTCTTTCATATTATTTACAAAAGACAACAAGGTTAACACTAGCGGTATTTTAGGATACTTTGCAGAGGTTGAGCTTAGGAATGATTCTTTAAACAAAGCAGAGCTGTTTTCAGTGGGTTCAGAGATATTTGAGAGCAGCAAATAACATGTAATAATAATTATATGTCAAAAAATGAAATTAAATCCAATGAAAGCAAGCTTAGTAACTTTGTACATCAATTAGAAGATTTACAAAATACTATGATTGAAAACAACCATTTAGAAAACGTATTTGGAGACGGCAAAAATCTCGTGAATAATGAAATATTCAAAATAGAAAGCGAGTTTTCAGATCAATTATACATGCGTAAAATGTATATGCCTAAGGAATGCGTAGTAGTAAGTGCAATGCACCACACTGAGCATTTTTGGTTTTTATTAAAAGGACGAATACTGGTTACTACAGATGGCAACGAAGTAGAACACATAGCTCCTTGTTATGAAAAATCTATGAAGGGGGCAAAAAGATTAATATTATCTTTAGAAGATTCCTTATTCATAAACGTTCATAAAAACCCAACAAATACTAAAGACATGAAAGAGGTTGAAGAGTCTTTGTACTCTATAACACTCGAAGAATATAATAAAAAAGAAAAACTATGGCAGGAATAGCGAGCGCATTAGCAATCGGAGGCGCTGTAAAAGGACTCACCGGTATAGCCGGAGGAATTATAGGTAGTGGTAAAAGGAAAAGAGAACAAGCAGCAGCTCAAGAGGAGTATGATATGTTTAAAACCCAATACCAAGAACTAGATACCTCTAACTTATATGCTAATTTAGAAAACACCATGGAAGACTTAACAGTCGACCAAAGAGCTGCAGAGTTCCAGTTGCAAGCACAGCAACAGGGGCAAGCTAATATTATGGAGCAAATGTCTGGAGCCGCTGGTGGTTCGGGAATTGCAGCACTAGCTCAAGCTATGGCTAATCAACAAACTTCTAATGCAGCGGGTGCAGCAGCAAACATAGGCCAACAAGAGAGAGCTAATCAAATGGCTAAGGCAAGTCAAGCAGCTACTCTACAAAACCTAGAAGCACAAGGAGCTGAGCAAGCTAGATCTTTAGAATACAGTAAAACAAGTACTCAACTAGGAATGGCTCAACAAAGATTGGGCGCAGCTAACCAAGCTAGACAACAAGCTACTCAAAGCATATTGGGTGGTGTTGGAGACCTAGTGGGATCAGCAGCAGGGGCTGCATCAGCGGGAGCTGGAGGTGGTAATATGCTGAGAGGGGGTCTTGGTCAAAACCTATTAAAAGGCTTCGGCTTAGCAGGTTAAATATAATAAACTATGGCAAAAAAAGCAACAGCAGCACGTAATTACGGCGCGGACAATGCCCTTATTCAAGGAGAGGCTAACATGCGTAAGACCACCGGATTTCAAAACATAGCAGCAGCGTTTGATGCTCCTATGAATAGAATGAAGGAGATGGCGTCTGTTATAAGTCGTAAAAACCAAGCTAGGAATGCTAAGGTAGAATCCTATATGAGTGCATTGAATGCGAATATAGATGTAACTGCTTTAACAGAAAATGATCAAAAAGAAGTTAATAATTACTTGATGCAGTCTAAAGACGAATATGCAGAAGCAGCATCGGCTATAACTAATTTTACAGCAGGTACTCCAGAATATATGGAGCAATTAGATATAATGAATGGTGTTAAAAACGGTTTAGCAAATTTAAAAACTGAATTAGACGGTTTTGAGCAATCCAAAGGCACTTACTTAGAGGAATTTAAAGACTTATCTTTAGGTAACAATACTAACAGATCAGACACAGCTGCAAACATTTTTACGGGAGAAACTAGGTTTTCTATAGGCACTGGTGGTCATTTGCATTTTACTGGTAGCGATGGAACTTCTATACCCTATTCTAAGCTAAAAATGCCATTTAAAAAAGATTACAAGCAGGCAATGGGTTTCAATGATCTATTCACTCCTATATATAATTCAGGACTGTACGATAACAATAAAAAGAAGACGTTCGAAGATAGGATAAGAATTATTGCAGAATCTAATCCTGACGGTATGAAATCAATAATAGCTGATGGTTTGACAAGCTACGGTGATTATCAATCATTAGTACCTCTATTAGAGGATCCATCAAGGCAAGACGAGCTTACAGATAAGTTTATAGCTATAGCATCAGGGGCAGCAAGCGAGGCTGCTAGAGAAGGCAAAATACAAAAGGACAAAAAGAATAGAGGCAATGGATCAGGCGAAAGTGCAACCCATTACGCTCCTCAATATTACACGGATCTTCAAGGGCGTAAGGTTTCTTTTAGAGAATCTAAAATGCCGGGTAAATATGAAGACATAACTAAATACCTTCCAATGGGTTCTGATAGTACTCCTGATTCAGGTGATGCAGAAAAGCCTGATGGTAAGTTAACTAGACAGGAAATTATAGCTCAAGGAGCTAAAGAAGCAAGGGAAGCCAACCTTACTGAAGCTGGAACCATGGATGCCATAAACAAAAAGTTAGAGGCAGCAGGTATGGAGCCTATGAGTAAGTAATTAAAATAAAATAATATGCCAAAGTATAAAACTAAAGACGGTGTCATTGACACTACTGACTACACTGAAACACAGATGGTTAGTTTTAATTTTAACTATCCAGACGCTACAATTGTAGAGGAGGATTTTCAAGACGGAGCTGCGGGGCCGGATGCGCCTGTAACTCCAGTAATGCCAAACAGAGCGTCCATAATAGCGGGGACTCAGCCAAAAGATACGGAATTACCATCGGAAGACACTTCTTCGGATTTATCAGTGGGTGACGAAGGATACTTAGAACAAGAAAGAAAGAAAGGTAGAGCTGTAAGTGATATTGAAAGGGAAATTAGAAACCCTAAGAAGTATAAAGAATATACATGGTTGTACAATTCTAGCCAGCAAAAAAAGGAGGAAAAAGCTCAACGTATTCGTGAAAAAAACTTAGCCAGGTTAAACAAGACTCCAGAGGAAACCCAAAGCTATAAAGACAGAGCTACTTTAATGCAGGCGTCAGTAGAGGCTGTTACTGCTGAGACGGAAAAAAACGAGATATTAAGCGAAACCTTTAGAATAAAAGACTTAGACCGTAGAAACGCAACTACAAAATTTGGCTCAGGTAAGTATGTGGAATATCTACCTAAATATAAAACAGACGAGGACTACGAAAAATACTTGAAAGAAAGTCTAGGTAACAAATATGATAGGTATAAAGAATTGTCTGACGCTGCTAGCAAAGACAACCTATACTTAACAACATCGAACATTTCAGATTATGCTACTTTAGACGATGCCGATGCCAATGTAGCAAATGCAGTCGTTTATAAAAACCAAACAGAGGCTAATCAGGTGTATTTAAGAGATGTAGACGAGGAAGACCAAACCTACGTTGAATTATATACTGGGACAAAAGACACACAAAAAAAGAAACAAGCTGCGTATAAAGCAGAGGTCGATAGAGCGTTAGGCGATCAAGAAAAATACAAGGCTGCTACAGGTGATCCACTATTAGAAAAGACTACTTATAATGGTGTAACTTACGATCCAGTTGTTAATGCAGAATTAGCAATGGATAAAGTTGAAGAGCAAACCCAGATACAGTTAGGGAAAGATCTAGAAGCATTCCAAAATAATAGCGTAGATATACAAGGTGACATAAAAAAGTTAGAGGATATTCAAAAGCAAATGGAAGAATACTCCACTACTGATTTTGAAAACCCAGACCAAGTAAAATATAGAGAAGGGCTTATAGAAAAAGAGTCTAGCCTACTTAATAAAATAAACGCGCAAATTATAGTTTTAAACGCGGAATCTACATCTTTAACTAATAGAGTTAAGAAAGGAAGGATTGCACAAGCTACAGATGCTGCGTTGGTTAAGTCTTATAAAACAATGGACAAATTAGCCAACGTATGGGACAGTGCGTTTGTGGGTAGTACCAAAATGGTAATAGGCGGTATCGCTAGAGCTTTTGGAGACGAAGAAACGTATAACGCAGCGGTTGACTATAACCAGCAGTTACAGGAGTATAGTGAAAAGTATTTACCAGCTGCATTGACAATGGACGACAGCAGTTCCGCTTGGCAATATGCCGGGGATATGTTAGTTAATAATTCTCCTTCAATAGCAGTAGCTTTAGCCACTGTAGGTACTGGAGGAATAGCAGCAGCTGGAGGTGGAGCGGTAGCAAGAGCAGCGGCAACCAGAACAGCCTCGAGATACGCTAGTGGTTTATTTTTTACAATGGAGGCTGGTGGTCAATTATCCAACCTTGAAATTGCAGAACGCGGAGCTGACGAAGCATTAGCGTCTTTAAGAGAAGAGCTTAAGATAGCAGAACAATCTGGTGCTGGAAGTATTGTAATTAATGATATTAAAGATCAAATACAAGTACAAGAAGAAAATAAAAGCAAATCATTCACGCAAAAAGCGTTTAATAGTATAATATACGGAGGTATTGCCGCAGGTGCTGAGAGACTAGGAACATTAGGTTTTATAAGTAACTTTCAAAAGTATTCAAAATCAGTTGGAGGTAATAAGTTTAGAAAATTATTTGGGGATGCTGTTGGATCTAGAGTTGCTAAGAATGTTGGTTTATTAAACGCAACAGGAATTGGGGCCGGTATTGAAAACATAGAAGAAGGTTTTACTCTTATAGGACAAAACATAGCCGATAACGCAATATTTCAACCAGATAAACCAAAAAGTATTATAGAGGGCTTAGACGGAGAATTTGTTAGGAATACTTTAACATCGTCTTTTGCTATATCTGGCCCTAGCGTAAGCCAAAATATATATAGTCAAGTAGCAAATGTAGTCAAAACTAGAAAGCAATCTAGAGAGGAAGGAGCTATAAGAGATGAGTTAATATCTATACAAGCAGAACTGGACGGGTTAGATAAAAGAACTAAAAAAGCAAGATCATTAGCCACTAAAAGAGATGAGCTTATTAATAAGTCTGCCATGGAAAATACTGGGATTATGCTTAATCTTAAGAATTTAACAGGCAGCGAAATAGAAACTGTTTTTGAGAACGATGCTGAAATGCGCAGGCTAAAGCTAGAAGCGCAGGATTTAGACGTTACGGATAACTCACCAAGAACAAGAGCGGAATTTAACCGTTTAAAAAATAAAGCTCAAGAATTATTTAATGCCAACCAGACTTTATTAAGTAGAGGAGAAGTTGATATTGAAAAATTTGCAAAAAATACAGCAAACCCAGTTGAGGCTGAGTTTAACGCTAGACGATACAATACATTTAAGTACATCGCTGAAAACAATCCTAACACCAATACTGTAATAATTAAGGACGAAGCCGATGCCCAAGCTTATGCAAACTCTAGATTTGGAGAAGACAGCCAAGCTAACAAGGACTTCATGGAGGACTACGCTAGTAGAGGATCTAATGCAGAATTTGACGCTAATGGAGATTTATTATTATATGAAGATGTTATTTTAAATCAAATAGCAGGTGGAGGTATAAATGCAGAAATAGCTTCGGTATCACCTTTGCACGAAATTGGCCACCAACAAATAAAAGCGGCTGGTATAATAAAAAATGATGCTCTAACGACTTCGTCAGCTAACGACTTAGTTAAGAGTATTCTCGCAGATGTACAGTCTAGATTTGAACAAGGCAAGATCACACAGGAAGAGATGGATATTTTCAATCAACGTATGGCTTTTTACAAAAAGCAAGGTGAAGGAATGTATACAGAAACAGAAGGTGTAGACGCAGATGAGCTTATACAACTGGTTGGTGATTTTACAGCATTAGGTATATTGCCAAAGAGTAGTTACAATACTTTGTTCGGTGCCAAAACGCTTATCAATAACTTATTAAAAAGATTCAACGGAGATAGTGCTCCATATTTTAATGTAAACAATGCAAATGACGTTTACTCTTTTGTGGCTAATTTTCAAAACAAAGCCGCCGCATTTGAATTAAAGAAAGGGGTAGCTGGCAAAGGAGCAACAAAGAAATCTATAAGCGCAGCAGCAGAGAAAAGTAATGCTAGAGTAAATCTTATAACTAAAGAGCAATTGTCTAGTCCGAGATCGCAGTCTATATTGTTTGAGGAAATTTCAAATATGGCAGCTGCTCAGATAGCTGGTAGATATTCTTTACCTCCACAAACATTAGAGGATTTTACTAACGACGTAGTTGGTAGAATATATCTTGCTAAAGAAAACGAGAAGTGGGACGGAAAAGGTACACTAAGTGGATTCTTAGGCGGTAGAATTAGTTTCCGTATTGAGGATGTTGTTCGTAAAGAATATAAGCTTAACCCAGCAGAAAGACAGTATTTAAGTACTGTAGAGAACTTAAGACCGGAAGATCAAAAAGATCTAATGACAGAAGAAGTTGCTCCTGCGGTACAAGAAAAACCTAAGTACAGAACATTAGTAGAAAGCAAACTATTGCCTCCCGCTCAAGTTAAGTCAGTTAAGCAAAAAATAGTATCAATAGCTCGTGTTTTAAAAAGCAGGCTAGATGCCCCTATGGGTAAGAATGCTTCTGTAACACCTATAATTAATGAACTAAAGAAAAATTTAGGTAAGCAGATAGACATTGAGTTTAAGACTATGTTGGGTAAGAAAAAAGGTGGCGAGCTAAAAGAAAATGTACTGAAGCATAAGAAAGCTATCTTAGAGAACATGACCACTACTTGGTTAATGCAAGCTATGCCGTTTGCTATTGAAAAGTCTGTTGGTGGTAAATACAAAGTAGATGAAGAAGGTAAAAGAGTAAAAGATACTAATGGTGATTTTATTTTTATACCAAACTATACTAGAGAATGGGAAGGTAAAGATATAGACCGAGCTAAAACATCTACACAACAACAAGGTAAAACATCTGGTCCTGAGATATCAAGAAGATTAACTAATGCATCGTCAAAAATCAGTGACGATCAATTCCTTAGTTACTTATTTAAAGACGGGGAAGTTATAAGAGGTCGTAAAGAATCCCTATCTAAAGCATTAGCGGAAGAGTACGGTTTTGATATGATAAATAGAGAGCTAAAAGATCCAGATAGTGATATAAGTAAAGCGTTTGAGAATAACCAAGAAATGCTTGGTATGGTTATAGCTGACAATTTTGTTGCCGAGGTATCAAAGCAAAGCGAAAGAGGTCTTGTTAAAAGAAGCGCAATTGTAAATCCGCAAGTTGTATTTAGAGATGCTTTAGCTTTAGAGATTGATGGTGATTTAGACGGGTCATTAGCATTGCTTGAAACATTGTCTCCAGAAGATAGAGCAGCGTATGAAGACATTACAGCTAATATAAAGGTTGATACTGCTAGGTATAAGCAATCTCTTAAGAAATGGAAAGGCGCACCTAAAAATATCAAAGCTCTTATCAATCAGTATTTTGAAAATAACTCTGCTCGCGACAATAAGCAGGCTATGAAGGAATACTATCAGTTCAGTGTAGATATGATAGATGCTTTGCCAAATGCTTTAGTGAAAGCCTTGGGAGCAGATTTCTTTGGAGCACACTATAGATATTTAAATCCTAAAGAAGCAAAGTCATTAGGAGCTAAGATAAGATCTAAAATAGATGCATTACCTAATATAAACGAAGACATAGGATTTAATCCTGAAGACATGCGTTTAATTCAAGCAGGTTCTGGTATTGTTGCTACTATAACAAAAGATATATTAAACAAAGAATTTAAAACCGCTCAAGATAAGGTTGACGCTTTTATGGATAAGTATGGTAGCGAGGTTGATGCTTTAAATGTAGCAAACAAAAAAGCTATAGAGAAAGTAGTTTCCACCGCGTTGGATATATCTATGAAGAAGCCTCAGCAAGCTGTAGGATTTTTAAGAATGTTAGAATCCACAACTAATATAGGTAAGTCACTTAGATCTTTAACTGGTATTAGTGATATACAAATGACAGCAGCTTCTCAAGCTGTATACGTTAACACTAAAACTGGAAAAGGGTACAGTAACACTTTGAACGCTGGTCAAAAAGCAAAAGTTGAATCCGGAGAAATTGTTCTTAATGAAAAACATCCAAACTATAAAGAAGCTAAAAAGTTTATAGCTGATGGATCAAAACAAACAATACCCCAGTTAATAAGAATTAAAGGAGAACACGCTACTCCTTCTTCTAACTTTAATGTAAGTGTAGCTAAAGAGTTTTTAACATCTTTAAGTATTGCAATGGAGAACCCAGGAGGTAAGCAAATTGTAAAAGATGCTTTAATCGCTAAGGTTAATGAGTTAACTATAGAGTTCAACCAGCAATTAAACACAAAAGTGTTATCTGATTTACAAGACGCTAAATTAGGAGCAACAAGTGATATAGGTGATTTAAGATTATTAGCTATACCATTGGAAAGTCAAAACGCTTTTTACGATATGAAAGGCTTACAGACTATTGGTAGAGTACAATCATTAATGAATACAATGTTTAGCCCTAAAAACGTTGCTGAGCGTGCTAAAATAGCTACAGAACAAAAAGCTATAAACAACGCCAGAAAGAAATCTTATGCGGCTAACCCTAAAGGAATAAGCGTATATGACTTTGATGATACATTGGCTACAACTAAGTCTAATGTTATGTACTCCGTGCCAAATAGTGAAGGCGGATTTAGTGATGGTACTACAAAACTTAAAGCTATCTTTATGGTTGGTGGCCCTGGTGCTGGTAAAACAAATGTTGGTAAAGGTTTACAACTTGGGAGACGCGGATATAAAGTTGTTAATCAAGATATAGCTTTAGAGGCTATGAAAACAGAAGTGGGACTGCCAAACAACGAATCTGATTATACAGCAGAGCAAAGATCTATGAGATCGAAATTAGGAGCAGCAGCAAGGAAAGCCGCTGTAGCTAAGTTTGATAAATATGCGGAAGCTGGTAATGGTATGGTTATTGACGGTACAGGCGCTTCTTATAATGCCACAACTAAAAAAATAAAAGCATTAGAAGAACAAGGCTTTGAGGTACACATGGTTGTAGCTACGACTCCTCTTTCCACGGCATTAGAAAGAAACAGAGCTAGAAAAGAAAGATCGTTAAAAGATTTTGTAGTAGAGAAAACTTATAATCAAGTGCAAGAAAGCTTAGCACAATACAGAAAAGATTTTGGGGATCGCTTATACGAAATAAACACAGAGACTATAGAATACGGTAAACCTTTGCCTAATGACTTTTTACAAGAAGTTTATGCTGGTATTAATAAAAATAAGGTTAACAAGATTGACGCTACTCAATTCGCAAAACAAGGGGAAAGCTTGGCAAACGCCGGCGCTAAATTTGATTTTAGTGATTTCAATAAGGTTGTTAAAGGTGAACCTGGCCCGTTAGCTCCAAGACTTAAAAAAGCTATAGATAAATTTGGCAACGAAAATATTTTTGTATTAACTGCAAGACCAGCGGAATCTGCTACTGCTATACACGCATTCTTAAAAGGACTAGGTATGGAAATACCTTTAGAAAATATAACAGGCTTAGCTAATGGTTCACCCGCGGCAAAAGCATCTTGGATGATTGGTAAGGTTGCAGACGGATATAACGACTTCTACTTTGTCGATGATCACATGGGTAATGTAAAGGCAGTTAAAGATGTTCTAAATGTATTTGATGTTAAGGGTAAAGTTCAACAAGCAAGAGTTAAAAGAAGTGCAGCTTTAGGCAAAGGGTTAAACGAAATGATAGAGCGTAACAAAGGAGTTGATGCGCGTGCTGTATATTCTAAAGTTAGAGCTTCAAAAGAAGGTGCTTCTAAAGGTAAGTTTAAAATCTTTATACCTTACGGCGCAGATGATTTTAGAGGTTTAACATCTTACACTTTAGCGGGTAAAGGCAAGCAGGGTGAAGCTGATCAAAAATTCTTTGAAGACAACTTGGTTAAACCCTACATGAGAGGTATATCTGCTATGGAAAAAGCTAGGAGAGCTTTAAAGAACGATTATTTAACTCTTCTTAAGCAATTACCTGGTATGAAAAAAATGCTAGGCAAACAAATAGGAGACACCGATTATACGGTAGATCAAGCTGT